CCAGATTGCCGCCGGCCGTGGCGGTGCCCACGGTCAGGTCGCGCTTCATCACGTCCATGGGCATGAAGAAGCCGCCGTGCGGGGCCTCGGGCAGGCCGGTGCGCTTGAGGATTTCGGCGTGGCACTCGGCCTCGAACTCGGCACCCTTGAAGCCGGTTTTGTCGGTCAGGGCGCGGATGGCCTTGAAGACGCTGAAGCGCTTCTGGTCGGCCTTGCTCAGGTCGAGGTTGGTGACCTGGCTGGTTTGCTGCGCGGCGACGGTGTTCATGATCTGGGCGCGCAGGGCGTCGACAGATTCGCCCTTTTCGATGGCGGCCTTGGCCAGCGCTTCACCGCCGAAGCGGGAGAACTGAGCGCCGATGGCCAGCATTTCGCTGGCTTGCTTGCGGTCAAAGTTGTCGGCAGCGCGGGTGGCTTGCGACTGGATGGCCGGAGCGGCCGGGGTGTCGATGACGGTTTCCATGGTGCGGGTTCCTTGTGCGGGGGTGGGGGCAGAAAGTGGTGCAGGGGCGCTGGTTTGCGCGGCCGCCTGGATGGCTGCCGGCGCAGGTGCTTCAACGGCCACAACGGGCGATGCCTCGCCAGCGCTGCGGCCAATGCCGACGGACGGGTCTGCCGGCGTGGAGACCAGGGACACCTCGTAGGGCTCCCAGTCGGTCACGCGGTAGGTGTCGCTGTCGTCGCTGGTTTCGGTGAGCACGGCGGCGTGGATGCGATAACCCACGCTGACGTGGCGGCGGATGCCGTCCAGCACGTCGGTAAACACTTCGTTGGCGCGGGCGCTTTTCCCAAAACGCACGACGGCGCGGACCACCCGGTCTGCACCGACTTGCACCGACTCGATGACCCCGATGTGGTCGCGGCTGTCGTGATCGCACAGCAGGGGGCCGCCGTTGGTGAGGCGACCCAGGCGGATGGACTGCGGCGCGCAGTCCAGCACCTCGACACCCCACCAGCGTTCGTATGGCAGTTCGGACGCAAAGGCCAGTTCAACGGTGCGCGTGGCTTCGTCGACGGCGGCACGCTCGAACACCAGGCCGCGCTGCAGCGTGGTGCCGGGCCGCAAGGTGCGCGGCGCAGCGGCTGGAGTTTGTGGGGCGATAGCATGCTGTTCCATGCGGGTGATGGTCCCGCGCCTGCTGTGTCAAATACAGGGGGAAATTGGCACACGCCAGGCCGGAAAAGACATGAAAAAGCCCGCACGGGGCGGGCTTGTGGGCAGTGGGTTTGCTGCCCGGTTGGGGCAGTGCATCAGGCGGCGGGGGCCGGTGCAGCAGCAGGCTGTGGTGTGGTGGCGCCGGGGTTGCTGCTGGTGAGTTCCGGGAAGTCCAGGCCCATGCGCTGGCGCATTGCCTGCGCCTGCTGGATCTCGGTGAGCAGGTCTTCGTAGTCCACACCGAGCTTGGCGGCCACTTGCTGCGGACTCTTGAGGCCGGCGCGGATGGCGGTGAGGTCGGCCTGGATGTCGGCGTTGGGGTCCACCCATTCCCAGCGGCGGCCCTGGAAGATGTGGGGGGTGAATTTGTCGAGCTTGGCCAGGGGCAGCGCGGCGCCGGTGGGGCCGGTGATTTGCCCGAAGGCCAGGGCGCTGCCCAGCCACTCGGCGTGCAGGCGATCGAGCACGTTGTCAGCGAACCAGTCTTGCAGGATGGTCCAGTAGTCCCGGTCTTCCAGGGTGCCGCTGCGGATGCTGGAAAAGCTGACGCCTTCGAGGTTGTTGCCCACGCTGTGGTAGGCCGACAGCAGGCCGCTGCAAGCGGCGCGCAGGTTGGCTTTGACGAAGGGGTCGAACATTTGCGCCGGGTATTCCGGGCTGAAGGGCGTGAACTCGGTTCCGGCGGGCAGGCCTTGGAAGGTGCCGGGGTCGGCATCCATGTAGAGGGTGCTGGCGTCGGGCTGGCCTTCACCGTCTTCACCCGTGCCGTTGGCCAGCTCGGTCACGTCACCGGTGGGGGTGGTGAAGAAGCCCATTTTGCTGGCGCCCACGCGGCTGGCGATGATGGCGGCCTCTTCGTAGGCGCCGATGTTGTTGAGCCGCTGCATGGCGGCGTGCGCCCAGGGAATGCCGCGCACCTGCTCGGGCCGGTCGGCGATGAATTCGTGAATGATGTCTGCCGCGGGCACCCGCAGGGTTTGCATGCCCTGGGCGCCGGTGGTGTGGTACAGGTCACCGGGGTGGGTGTTGCGCAGGTGGTAGGCCACGGGTCGGCCCCACTCGTTGAGCTCCACACCCATGCGGATGGCGTTGCTGGTGCCGTCGGCGCTGCGGTTCAGGCGCGTTTCCAGCCGGTCGGCATCGATCAGGCGAAAGCCCACGCCAAAGGCGTTGCCGGCGCTGGCGCCGCGCACGATCTGGATGATGACTTCACCGTCGGTTGCCAGGGTCTTGACGGCGGTTTGCAGAAAGCCGGCCAAGGTGTGGCGGCCGGTCACATCGGCCACGCCCTTGCGGCCAAAGCGGGCCCAGGCGGCTTCGATGGCGTTGTTGGCGCCGCTGTCGGGCACGCCGGGCCGATCGTACACACGGGCCTGGAAGCGAAAGCCCTGCGGGCCCACCACGTTGGTGACCAGCAGGCTGAGCCACTTGTGGATGTATTCGTTGTCGCGCGCCAGTTGCCGGCTGCGGGCGCGCACGGCGTCGAGGCTGGCGTGGATGTCGGCATTGGCCGAGCCGCTGACGGTGGACCAGCCTTGTGTGAGGCGGTTGACCTGGGCGGCGGCGTAGCTGCGCACGCCCTGGCGGCCGGCGGGCTGCAGGCGCACGGGGGTGAAGCCGGCACGCTCGGCCCCGCCGGGGCGCTGCTGCAGCCATTTGCCGAGCACGACAGAGCCGCGGGCGGACACGTTGCGCTGGTTGTACCAGGGGGCCGGGAGGGTGTTGGTGGTCATGCTGGCTACGGGCGTGTGGGGTCAGCGCAGGTTGAAGCGCACGTGCAGCTGGTTGCGCGGGCGCTGGCCGGCGGCCAGGGCGGCGGTGCGCTCTTCTTTGGCTACCTCGGCCTGCAGCTGGCTGCGCAGAGCCATGAACTGGGCAGGGTCGCGGAAGGTCTGGCTGCGGCCGTTGATGGTGTAGGCCTGCAGGTAGGCCTTGTCGCCCACGGCGGCCAGGGAGGCGTCCATGGCGTCGAGCGCTTTGCGGGCTGGGGTGCGCGTGTCCAGCCCGCCGGTGGTGACGGCGGCCAGGTTGGGCGCGATGGTCATGCGCCCACTGCCCACGGTGTGGCGCGCGGCGCCCAGGGAAACATCGGCCGTCCAGGCGTATTGCCCAGGCGCCCACCCGGCGGTGGTGCCGGCGGGTACGCTGACGGCGTGGTCAGCGCCCGAGGCGGTGGCGCTGAAGGTGTACGGGGCCGAGGCTGACACCAGCGTGTACCGCAGCACCCAGCCGGCGCTGGCGGGGTAGCTGGGCAGGGACTTGGTCCAGGCTAGGGTGTCGCCCGCAACAAAACGGGCCGGCTCGGCGGTGGCGGTCATGCCGCCGATGTTGCGGGGGTCGCTGTGTCAAATACAGGGGGAAATTGGGACGGGTCGGCGCTGTGTCGTGGCCGCCGCGCTCAAGACTTCTTGCGCAGCACGCGGTAAACCGTCGACCGGCTGAACCCGGCGGCACCGATCATGGTGCCGAGCTGGCGCTGGTGGCGCAGGCCGCCTTCGATGATGCGCTGACGGGTGGCGGGGTTCAGGCGCTTGCCCACGTAGGTTTCCCCACCGCCCCATTGCTGGCGCAGGCCTTGTTCAAGCCGTGTGGCTGCGTCAGGGTCAACGCCCAGCTGCGCCAGGCGGCCCAGGAAGTCGTCCACGATGTCTGCCATGTGTGCGCCGTCACCATCGCTTGACCGACCATCCTTTCACGCGGGGCATGGGCGGCCGGGGGTTGCGCCGCTGCTGCTGGGCGGCTGTGCCCTGCTGCTGCGGCGTTTCCCTGGCCGGTGCCGGCTGGGCGGCTGTGCCCTGCTCGGCTGGCTGTGTGTGTGGTGCGCTGGCTTCGGTGGCCCGGTGGTCCGGGGCGTGCTGGGCGCTGTTGTGCGGGCTGTCTGAAAGCTCGTTTGCGGGCGATTCTGACCCCGCGACAGCATTGATTGTCGCATCTGATTTGTCAACCTGCAAGGGCTGGACTGCACCGTCGGTCGGCTGCTGGTCAAACATGTCGCGTACGGTGGGGCACCAGCGCCGCTCGCGCCGCGCCCAGCTGGGCTCGCGGAAGTTCTGGATGCCGAGGTAGCAGGCGCCTGCGTAGGCGTAGACCATGCAGTCGCCGGCCTCTTCGCGCTTTCCGGTTGGCGTCACCCAGCGCATGGCGGCTTTCTGGTTGACCGTCACAGGCATGAGGCGGGCTGCGGTCATCTGCTCGAATTCGTCGGTTTCGGCGTAGTCCTTTGGCACGTGCACGTAACCCGGCCCCACCTGGGTGAGGCGCATGCGGCCAAACAGCAGGTGCTTGGCGGTGTCAGTGCCAACGGGCCAGAGCTTGACGCCCTGGCGCAGGGTGGCGCCGCGGTAGTTCACATCTTGCCGGGTGGGCTTGCCCAGCACGGGCTTGCCGTACACGCTGGCCCCTTTGACGGCGAGAACATGCGCGTGAGCGTGTGCCCGGCAGTAGGCGTAGACGGCATGGGTGTTGTGGCCGCCGGTGTCCACCACGGTGGCTTCGATCGGCATTTGCGCGCCGTCCGCGTGCGGCACCAGGGTTCGGCGCACTTCGGTCAGGCGCGTCCACGGGCTACCCTCCGTGCCCTCTTCCAGGTTCGGGTCGCCGTAGATGATGTGGCGCTGCACCAGCCACGATTCCTCGCCACGGCCAAAGGCCCACACGCGGGCCTCCAGCCGATCGGGCTGGGTGTCCACCCCCATGGTGAGCATGAGGCCGCCACGCGGAACGATGCCGACGGGGTAAGCCTCGGCACGCGCGGCCAGGCTCTTGCTGTCGGCGCCGGTGCCCTTTTCCTCCCAGGTCTCGGCCAGACTTGAGTTGAGGAACTTCTTGAGCGGCGCGCTGTCGCCCACGCGGGCCTTGGCCTGGGCTGCGTGCCACTCTTCCACCAGGCTGGACCAGCTGCGCCAGCCCAACGGGCTGTAGATCTTGTTGAGCCAGAAGCCTGCACGCTTGCCCTGCGCCACGCCCGGTGCCTGCGGAATCCAGATGCCGCCGGCCAGCATGTCGGTCTTGGCGTGTTCTTCGATGGTGGCGCCACAGTGGCGGCACACGTACACCGCGGTTTCCGGGCGGGGGTCACCGGTCAGCGTCTTCGCCCATTTGATGCCCCAGGGGTCTGAAGCACCCCATAGAAGCACCTGCCGCTCCCCACAG